TCTGGAATACCTTGTCACTGTCCTCATCATCATCAAACTGGACTAATGCCCTTGCCTTACGTTCGTTGTCGTCCACCCATACCTTTTGTATAACTCCAATCGGCATATTGCCGTATCTGGAATTTCGACCATGTGCAAATAACAAAACCCCGACGTCGGTTAACCTCTGTAGGTCAATCGCTCCGGGGTCATGGCTTAAAATCTCACTACCGAAATAGCGTTCATATGGTGCTTCGGACGAGAACGAAAGCTCAGCAGTACGTTCCACTTCATTAATGCTATCTTTACTGAAGGTCAGCGTACGAGATAACTGATTCTCCGGCGGTCCCGCAGCTCTATGCAGCTTCGTCGGAAGACTCTTCTTCATCGTCCGGGCTTTCTTTCTCATTGGGTTGTTCCTCCTTTTCTGACCGTTCTCCGATCAATTCGTTTATTAGGTTAATCTCGGCGGCGCGCTGTACGACTACATCACGCCAATCCTCGCCACGCTCCGCACAAATACGAGCAAGCGTGTCCTGATTAGAGTCAAGCGCCGTCTTATTGGCGTCCGCTTCCTTTTTCGGATCAATCCAGGTACTGCCGGGCGGTACCCACACATGTGCTGTGTAACTGCTGCGGTCTTGCGAATATCCAGGCAGTTCAAGCTTCCCCTTTAAATACATGGATTCTAAAAACTCCAAGTACACTGGACGTAGAACGCGTTCGATGATCATCTTCTGTAGCTTTTTATACAATTTACGATCCTCAATCAATCCTTGACGGGCTGATGAGTAATTCACTTGAGATAGATCACGGGATACAGCCTCATAGCTAAGGCCCAGACCAGCAGCAATCATGCGAACTAAAGTGGTAATGAATTCCTTGGTGTTGGATGCTTGCCCTGCTGGAATAACCGTTTGAACCTCGTCACCAGGATTCAGTTCCCCGATCATACCAGGGGCCAGAGACACACCACTGTAATCAATTTGGGGGTTCTCTCCGCCACCACGAACACCACGCCCCACACCACCTTGAGGAGTATCCTTTTTGATAAACACTGCCATACAAGCCAAGACCCGCTCCTTGATGCTCACAGCCTCAATAAATTGATTAGCATCTTTGATACGTGGTAACGCTGTAACCAGCTGCGAGACTTCCCGGACCTGCTGTGGGCTTGTCTTTTTAAACAGGTATATAACGTCTTTAGCAGGAATTCGGACAGTTTCGGCTGGATTTAACAAATATCCATCTGTTGTCTTTTTGAAATGATACGCTACTGGTCGATTATATTCGTCCAACTCAACTCCCTCTACGATCCGCGTTCCCTCACCAGGCTGAACCAAAGTATTCAGTTCATCCACGGAACGCACCTGTAGTTTGAACGGAAATTCACTATTAGGTACATATACTTTAACAATGAGTATTCCACCATCCACAATGTAACGCCGAATAATCATTTCTGTGATCTCTTCTAGCGATTGGGTCGTTGTAATATCAATGTTTTCAGCTTTACAATACTCTTTCCAAAGAGTTTCGATTCGCTGATTCATCTCACCCGCCTGATTGCCAGGAGTATCATGAGAAATTTTAGCTTGTAACATTATCCCTGTACCCGCCACATTACGATCGAACGCCTGCAAAATCCCGGCCGCTATATCACTATTGTGTTCCAAGTCCTGCGCCCGAGCACGAATCAAGGTTCTCTCTGCCTGCTTGCGCTGCTCATTTGGAGCAGAGGAGGGATTCCACCCTTGATTGAGCCTCCCCCTACTACCAGCATCAAAGACGCCCATACCATTACGCCAGGCTAAACGCTTGTATGCCCATCGCGGACTGACTGCTGCAATAGATTTATCTAACCAGTTCAGTTTCTTCACCTCCCTTCGAAATAGGCAAGCCGAAACATACCGCCGCCGTCTTCAATGGACCTGATTTCCTGTTCCAATCGGTTACGCTCCTCGTACAACTTCCCCAGGTCTGGCCGCTTAATACTTCGACTGCCAATACGATATTCTTGAGCCCCGCCCAAGATCGCACTAATTGCCTTTTCCACTTCAACTAATTGTTCTCGATACCGTGCTAAACGTTCTTCCGGTGTCATAACCACGAGTCACCTCCTTGCAACCAAGATTTTTTATTCTCTACTGGTTTATCTTCTGGTGGCTTCGGTGGCTCTGCTGGTTGTTCATATCGCATGTAACGAATGCCTAAGCAATCAGCTGCAAAAGCAGCATATACCTCGCAGTCGAGATAATGGTTATCTGCGTGGGCTGTTTTGGGGCGCCACACTTCAACTTCACGGCCACGCTGCCGTTCTTTAACCTTCTGTTCTGCCGTTACCTGCTCCGCATATTCCTCGTCACATCCTTCATAGACAAACCATCCGCCAGATTCTTCAGGTTTGCGGGCTAGACGACCCGCAATGAAATCTTTAAAGTACGCACCGTCCACCATGTACAAAGAAATACCAAAAAGACCGCGTTCTTCGCGATCTATCTTGGTCAGACGGTATTTAGCAGGCAAAGGCGTATTAGAACCCTTTATTGCTACAGCCCATTCTGCATTTTTTGCACAAAAATTGTACGTATCATCCGCATTGTAACCGGAATCCACTGCACACAGATTAACAAAGAACTCTGTTCCATCCCGAGAACAATACGATATGTTCATTACGTCCTCAATTTGTGGCCAGGTTTCCACAACGCCATGTCGAATATTATGGCTAGTCATTCCTTCGCCCCAAGCGCGTATCGTGTAGTACATCCGATCTTTTTGAACGTCAACACCTGCCGTTAACAGAATTGTTTTGTCCGGCACTACACCCTCTTCATAACTACTTGATTTTTCAAGCACTTTATCACTGTTCATCTTGACCTGTGTATTTTCCCATGGTTCAGCTAACCAGGAATTAATAAAATTCATCAACTCTTCCGGTCCTGCCCGCTTGGATGTCAGAAATTCAACAGCTGCATCACCGAAGCGAACCCAAGGGCTATACAAGGCATTGAGCCAGAAGCCAGTTTTCCGCTTTCTTCCCGTCGATCCGTCCGGCGCTCTCCACTCTCCAGCACGAAGCATGGCTGGCTTGTGTGCATCTCTAATTGATGCATGACAATGTTCGCACTCATAATAAGCCGTGGAACGTATTGTCTCTAGGTCTAGGTCAGAATCAAACTTGACGGAGCCAGAGCTACCAGCGAATTTCAGCGTTTGATACTGTCCGCAATGCGGGCAAGGCACAAAGTACTGAAGCTTGATATCAGCTCCTTCCCACGCTCTCCAAATCGGCCCGCTTCGCACCGTAGGCGTGGACGTTTGCATGATCTTCTTATTGTGCGGAAAGGTCTTCGTCCGCTCCCTAGCCAGCGCCCGAGGATCGGCCTCTTTACCAGCCGTTCGAGGGTATTTATCCACTTCATCCATGAACAAATAACGCGCTGGACGACTGGAAAGGGATGCTGGGCTGTTTGCTCCAGCAATAACGGCATACATCCCATCGAATTGCAGCTCTAAATCCTTGCTTCGGTTAGCATGGTATCGGCTGCGCAGCGCCGGGCTTAGCTCAATCATGGGTTGTAGCCGATTTTCTGATGTGAATTGAGCCAGCGTATCTATAGGATAAACAACTAAAGCCGGGTTTGGGTCCTGAGCAATGACGAAACCCAGCATGTTATTCAAACATTCCGTACCACCCACCTGTGTCGGCTTGAGGAATATGATTTCTTCCACACGAGGATCGGTGAAGGAATCCATTATCCCACGTAAATACGGCGTCCGGTCGGTGGACCATTGCCCTGGCTCTGCTGATGTTTTGCTGTCCAACATACGGTATTTATCTGCCCATTCGGAAACCGTAAGCTTTTCAGGCGGACGCAAGACGTTTAAGGCCTCAATGAGCCAGTCTGCCCACTTACTTCCTGCCTTTTTTGGCATGGTACACACCCCTGACGGACATTTGCAGCAAGACTGCATTTGTCTTGTCACTGATGCTTTGTTCGATTTCTCGGACCAGCTCAGGGGAAACGTACGGCGCTACCTCCATCGCAACGGATCGACTATACCCGGTCATAGACCGTTTAAGTGATGTAAAAAATCGTTGCAGTTCACTGACTACCTCGTCCCGCCGAATGTATTCCCCTTTGGATACAGCATTTCTCAAAGCTGCTGCATCTGCTTGCTGCTCTTTCAATCGTGCTTCATGGCGCAACTTCTTGGCGGCATCTGTGATCGGACCATTTTCCTCGTCCTCCTCTTCTGCTCCTAGCCGATAGTCCATAACCCAATCAAAACAGTCTTTTAGTGGATACCAGCCGTTCATAGCTTTGGGCATTCCGAGCTTCACCCACTGTGCAAGTGTGTTCCGGTGGACACCGAATAACTCGGCAGTGTATGAAGCGTTGATACATAAGGTTTCTTCGATCATTTTCGTGTAGGATTCCAAGCCTAAAACACCCCCTCAAAATGCACAGTGCACAGTGATTTTTTTGCATCAGAAATAGCCAGTAATCGGGCTCACACGCACCCGCACCCCACCCCCGCCCCGGGAAGGACCCAAATCTTAATTTCCAACCTAAAATCCGATAAATCGGGCTCGTTTATCCCTCCAGCACCCACAAGCACAGCTAAGATCATGAACGGGATGCCGTTTCCCTTGTTTGGGTGGCAGCATAGCCGTGGGTTTTGAGTAAGGTCTGTTTGCAAACTGCAATCTGCCCTCCTGATATTCGATCTCATCAAGAATCTGCCTGATCTGAGCTCGTAGCTTAATCCTTTTGAAGAAGCCTGCAGTGTTCATATCATCTGCAATAACCAGCGCCTCGATCTTTAACTGCACCACATTGACCATCGGCTTCACCTCTCCTAAACTGGTGTACAACAAAAAGAGCCGCATTTCAGCGACCCGCTCCTGCATATTAAATTCCCAAACGCTTGGGATTATTCCTGAGCATTATGCGCTCAGTAAAGGGCTGCTAACCGCGACTCACACACGGCTTGGGTGGATTGTTGCTCTCTTTGCAGCGCCTTACTCAATTCATAATGTAATGCCCGTATTTGCATGGTGACGTCCGGTAGTTGCCGTAACATATCCCCTATGCTCATAACGCGCCCGGGCGGAGCGCGTTGAGAGTGATATTAAACTCTCTTCCCCCGCATCAGGCCGCCGCTATAACTGCTACTGGCTACTTGTGCTTACAGTTCCGCCCCATGGTATCTGCTGCTATTGCAACGGGCATCATCACTGATTCAGCTCTGACGAGTCCTGCCAGCGATAAGGGGCAGCAGGGACACCCGGACGTTGTTCCGTCCTATGTCCCTTACTGTAAGTCTGTTTTTGTATCATATTAGTCTCAACTTAGTATCAATTTAGTATCATAATTTCGCCGTGCATTCGTAATGTTCAATACGCTTGCCCTGCATCCAATTCTCCATACTCTGCCAGTAGGTCGTACTCATAGTGTTCGCAAATTGCTCGTATACCTAGCGCGACATAATACTGCTTTTGCTCTGCTGTCCGGCACTCGTTCGCTTTTTCAATACAGGTACATAATTGGTCAATAAACGAACGTTCCTTTGATTCAGCGTCTTCATTTGCGTTTGCTAGCTTTTCATATCTATCTGCTTTAGTCTTGATAGCTTGGAAACTTTCATAACCGATCGTTACTGTGGCATCTTTCATTTCGTTTATCCTCCTTCGTTATATGCGTCAATCCATTCCCCAAACCTTGTCTTTACCGCATCGTAGACAATAGCTGTGCCAAATACCTCTCTTGTTGAGGATCTTATGTCCTAGCAATTTGCAGATGATTTTACGCATAAGGTAAATGCCCTTTCTTTACAGTTTCTTCGTACTGTGCAATAGAATATTTTTTCTTCTTAAAGAGATACTAATCAAAAATTGTTTATTTCACAGGAGGCAACAATGCTGAAAAAACTAATAATTCTCTTTGTTTTTTGCTTTATAGCCGTTGGAATTTCTCCATATGCTGCCGTAGCATCAAATGATCTCTACAAAACACCTACATCAAAACAATCTGATCAGTGGAAAGTTGAAATCAAAAAAGTTGAGAAATATACCTCCAAGATGTCAAAACCTCGTGAAAATGAAAGTGAAATGTACAACATTATCATCACCAATATCGGAGCTGGATTAGAAAATGTCGTATTTAACTCCTATAGAGATGAACCAAATACCCAAACAAAGTATGGATTAAGCATTTCAGACGATCATCATAAGAATTTTAAACATGGTGAGTTAGTCGACTTTTCTAACTTCCCTATTTCAGTTGATTCAAAGGAACTTCAAATCGAAATTAGCTGGTACGGAAAACCTTCAAACAACGAAACCCATCATAGAAAGTACAAAGAAACCTTTACTTTCACACCAGAAAAATAATAGAAACTTGTTGGGCACTTCGGTGCCCTATTAGTTCACAGTTTGCGTCTAACGCTCATCAAATGATCCCGGCCAGCTTCAGATGATCGGCTATGGTCGCAACACCAACCCTGATCCGCCGGTTTATGGTTGCAGTGCTAGTATTCGCGGTATATTTCAGCAGTGTAAGCTTATGCTTACGGGCGTTTACATAACGATGCTTGATTATGGCCATCACCTCATCGTCTTCAATAAGCTCAAACGCTCTATCGATCTCTCTCACCTTACGAGAAAAGTCCTTAAATTCTCTTGCTTCCAGCTCCGTCAGAGACTCCTTTTTCCCGTAAACACCGATTTTCCTGAGCATTTTCGGATATTTCTTTAGCAATTCTCTTGTGGCCACTTTGTCCGCTGCCGTCACGCCGGGAAAGAACTCCATCTGTACCACCGCCCCCACAAGAACACTCCCCTTCTTGCTTATATACTCCATCTAAGCCCATAGCGAACGTCCGTATGTTGGTTGATATCCAGTGAGCCATGATAGGCGACTTATATCTAACCCATGCGTTCCCCCAAGCAATCACTTCAACCGGATCTTTCAATTTCCAATCTTTAAAAAATCGCTCACCTGCCTTTAATGCAGCTTGAACTTCCTTAACCTTCATCGCGCAGCGCTCTCCTCTTGTTGTATTCAAATATTGGAATTGGCTTCTTAGCATTTAAGAGAGTAGGATTAGCCTGTCTAAATGCTGCC